CTCCTCCGTGTTCTCAAACTGAGTCGTCGCTGGCATCAGGCGAGGCTCCCAGTTCGGCTCCTTCACGCGGTACAAGTCCCAGGCGAAGATGCCCGCTGGCGTGCTGTTGATGTACGCAGGTCTCGCTGACCGCTTGCCTGCCTCCTCGATCAGCCAGTCGTACTTCGCCTGCTCAATGAGCATCTCTGGGTAGTGCGTCTCTCGGCACTTCAACTCCAAGATGAAGTCCACTCGTGCAAAGGGTAGGCCGTACCACGCCGTGCAGTCCCAGTGGCTGAAGCCGTACTCCATCCGCTCAAGGTGTGGCACGCTCGTGCTCTTCAGGTGATCCAGTAGCTCTTGCTCAGTCATCCTTGTCCTCCAAGAATCTCTCGCAAACTTGCGGGTCGTTTAGTAAGAGTCTCTCTCTTCTCTCTCTCTGCTCTCTCTCTGCTCTGCTCTATAGCGTGACCAAACCGTGACACAGGGTCTTTTTGAGCACGAGCGCGCTGTTGACGTTGAGCCGACGTCGGGTCGACCTGCCATCGAGACCAGTTCGAGACTGCCACGACACCGCCTCCAGACACGTCCAGCAAGCCCTCGGCAATGAGTCGAGGCACTGCCCGACCAAGCCTCGGCCCGATGATTGCGGCGAGGTGTGTCCGGTCGCGGAACTCCCCTCCCTTCCTCATCTCCTTCGCCACCTCAAGGATGGTGATAAACGCTCGGAACTGCGTGTCAGTCAAGCTGGCGATCACCGCATCTCGGTGCGCTCCTGCTGACCACTTGATCCATAGACTCATTTCGTCCTCCTCTCAGCCGTTAGAACGGCAACTCTTCAAGCGAATCCTCTGGCACGAGTTTGGGTGCTGGCTCCGCAGACTTCTTGGCGTTCAGGAACTTGGCGCTCGGCTTCTCTCGGCAATACGAGCCGTCAGGTGCCTTGTGGCTCGCAGCCCAGAACGCTTCGTAAGCCTTGCCGCTGACCTTGCTGATGCCTGCTGGCTTGAGCGTCCAAGACTCGCCGTGCGAGCAGCGGTCGTCGTCCACGCCCGCCGCAAACAGGATCGCTGCCTTCGCCGCGATGATGTCGTCGTCAGATGCCCTCGTAGAATCAACGGAGACCCCTGTAGGAGCCACGGAGCGGGGCGCAACCCCACGAGGTGGTACTTGGACACCCTTTTCTGGCGAATAAAGGCTCCTGCCCACTCCAACCTGAGCGGCGCACCTGCGGAGCGCGTCAGAAGCTGCGGACTTGAGAGGCTCGTCATCCTGAGCAGAGTTCGGGTAGCCGAAGTCCTGCCGGATCGTCGTCTTCCCCTCGACCACCAATGCCAGCGAGCCGTGAACGACGCCACGGATTGGGTCGGCCACCTTGACCTCAAACTGCCAGCCCTCAATGCCGAGCACGTCATCCAGCCGCTGAGCGACTGCACGAGCGTCGGCGTAGGTAAAGGTCATCCCAGCGCGCCCAGGACGATGCTTGAGGTCCTTCTCCTCGAATGGTGCTGCTAGTGCTGCTGCGATCTTGCTCACTTGTCCACCTCCTCTGTTCTAAACCTGAACACTCGTGCGCCTGCTTTCTCTTGGGTGAGGCGCTTGACCGCTTCGGCGTAGGTGTCTGGCGCGACTGCCTGCAGCGTCTCTGCAACTTTCTCCCAGTCCGTCTTGACCGACGCCTTGTTCTGCTTCCAGGTGGCTGACCACCCTTGACCAACGATGCCGACTTTCTCGCCGATGGACTCCTTGAGACCGATGGCGAGGTTCTGAAGTTCTTGGTCCAGCAACTTTGACTCGTACTGCTTTTCGGCGTAAAGCCCAGCCAGCCGGTCAAGCGAGGTGTCAGCCTGCGCGTATTCCTCGCTGGTCTGCGGCACCACCTGCGCCAGCGCGTCGCTGTCCTCGCCCTGCAAGGGTGGCGGCGTCTGGGTTGCAAGTGCGTTGCGGAACTCCACTGCCTTCGCGTAGAGCTGCGTCTGATAGTTCACGTCAGCCTCAACCCGCTCGATGCGGAAGACGAGACCCCCGAGCAGGACCGCGATGTCGCACCACGGCGCGGCCGTCACGAACATCTGCCACTGCACCTGAGCCACCACCTCTGGCGGGACTGGGTGCAGGCTCCAGCGCGGTGAGGTGCTGGTCTTGATTTCCACCAAGCCATCCTCGCCGACGATGGTGCGGTCGAGTGACGCCATTGCCCACGGCATCTCCTTCAGCCGGACAATGCCGTTGCTGCGGCGCAGCTCGCGGCCAGTCTCCATCTCGTAGAACTCAGCCACTGCGTTCTCCAGCAAGATGCCGCGAACGGCGGCAGGCCCCACTGGGTCTGGCGTGTATTTGCCCAACTTCTCAGCCCAGAGCTGATACGGCGTCTTGTATGGATTCAGCCCCGCGATGACCGAGACGTCGGTCGCCGTGATGCCGTCCGCCCGAAGTGCGAACCACTCAGGACTGCGCTGCTCTGCCTTGACAAACTCGTATTGCTTGCTCACTTGCCCTCCTCTCGCCATCGGCGATCTACTTCTACGATTCTCCTGCCGATCCATTCGGCGACTGAAGCCACTACGCCGTTACCGCAGCATCGGTAGCGGTGTGAGTCCAGACCGACTGGTAGCAGGCTGTCATCATCCACGCCACCTGGCGCGATTACAAAGTCGGACGAATCTCGTCCGATGCGAAGCGTCCGATGCGCCCCATCAGGCTCGACCTTCTGATTGAATCCGTCATAGGACATTCCTAGCAGGACTGTTGGCTTGTTATTTCCTCCACCGCCAGCCTCCAGAGACGGACTGATCTCTTCTTCATACCCAATAGAACGCGCTGCAGCTGAGTTGCCTGCCTTGAACGCGGCAGCCGAAACGATGGCGTGGGTTGTCCGAACATCGCCAACGTCAAAGGAGTTGAGCGTGTTGGCAACATCCCCTTCCACCCAAGTCTCTGAGTCCTCGTTCGTCTGCGCTCGTGAAGACTTGCGGAAGACTGCTGGTCGGTCAATGCTCGTCAGCGTGTAGGAGATGTCCTCTGTGCTTACCCCCAAGCCGTTCTGCGTCTTGTTCGCCATCTCTCGGCTGTCTTGAATCACCGCCTGAACCAGCGTCATCGAGCGGTGGCTCGTGTCGCTAGGCCAGAGAGCTGAGAGTGAGTTCGCCACCTCAGCCTCGGAAATGGTGAAGTTGCCGTTCTTCTCATCTGCTCGTGTCTGGTATGCCATCAAGTCCCTTGCCCTCAACGCGTTCATTGAGGGTGCGACCGCATCGGCTGGGAAGTCGTACATCTCGAAGTTGCCTACCCTCTGCGTGTCTTCCACGCCTTGCTGATTGTCCAGCCGTCTGGCCAGCCCATCAACCGCTCGCACTCCGTCGGAGTCAGGCGACGGACTGACGATGAGTGGCTCGTCAATGGTGCTGTTGACTCCCTTGCTGAATCGTCTGGTGATTGCGCCAGCGATTCCAGAGCCGTCTGGAGCGCCGCTGGTAGCACCTTGCCTCTGCGGTTGGCTCGGCGAAGGATGCCGCTCGCAGCCCTCGCACTCAAAGAGAACCTCACCGGCGCGGTCGGATTCAAGACTTGCGACAAGGAACACTCGTCGGCGTCGCTGGGCGACTCCGAAGTATCGAGCGTCCAGAGTTCGCCACGAAACGCCATACCCGAGTTGCTCCATTTCATAGAGAAGCCGTCCGAAATCAGCCCCCTTGTTGGAACTGAAGAGTCCAGGGACGTTTTCCAGCACGAGCCACCGAGGTCGGCGCTGCTCCACAAGGTCGAGAAAGGTGAAGGCAAGGCTGCTTCGCTTGCCTGCGAATCCAGCTCGCTTGCCAGCGACGCTGAGGTCTTGGCAGGGGAACCCGCCTGACCAGATGTCTGCTTCTGGGATGTCATTAGCGTCCACCTCCGTGATGCTTCCCAGATTCGGAGCGTCTGGGAATCGCTCTGCCAACACCGCGTTGGCGTATGGATCAATCTCGCTGACGCTGACCGTCTCAATGCCAGCACGCTCAAAGCCGAGGTCAAGACCGCCGACTCCGCTGAAGAATGACGCGTGCTTCACTTGCCCTCCTTCTTCTTGCGATCTTTCTTCGCAAACCCTTCGCCCTTGTAAACCACCGCCGCCGGTGAATAGACCATCCGCATCCATCGCCCGCACTTCTCGCAGCGCGGGTTGTAGACGTTCTGGATTGAGTGCGTGTGTTCCTCCCGATGCCCGCAGTCGCCGCAGCGGTACTCGTACACTGGCATTAGCCAAGCACCGCGAAGAGGAACACCACGAACGCAAAGCCCCAGATGCCGATGGCGAGATCCATCAAGCCCTGTGCGCGCCTGCGCTCGTCCGCAAGGATGTCGGTCTTGATTGCCACTCGCTTGTAGACCAGTGGCTGCGTCCTTCGGTTCAGCTTCATCGCATTGACCCCAGCGCCAACATCAGCACCATTGCTGCGATGAACGATGCGACTGCGAGTGAGTCCAAGATCATTGCCTTCACTTTGCTGCCTCCTTCAACTGCTCGAATGTTGTTTCGCCGGCAGAGATGCGAGCGATCTCGCTCCACGCGATTGGCGCGTGTTCTGCAACTGGCTTCTCATTGCGCTTCGGACGAACGCCCAGCTCAAAGATGAGCGATGGAAGTTCGGTCGAGGTAGGGTCGCCGACTACGAAGACGGCGTGTCCCTTGCGCTCGCTGCGGCTGACCCAGCCGAAGTTCTTGTTCACCTTGACCTCCTCATCGGGATCAGCCATCTGGCTGGTTCCTCCCCGATGTCACGATGGTAGAGCGTGACGTCACGGCTTGTCAAGGGGGTGGTCCTCCCCTGGCTGGAGGAGGTCAGCCAGGGGAGATTAGCCGCCCGAAGGCGGCCTAGTCATCGTCCTCATCTACGAGCTGCAGGATCACCTCGATGCACGCTCGGCAGATGGCATACGCCAAGATCGCAGTATAGCCAGGGGTCAGGCTCACCGACTGTTCGGCAAACCTCCAAACCCTCGTCGTCTCGTTGCAGACTGAGCACGCGCCGTCAGGTGGGCGCTCAGGCGGGTCGTGGACGAACGGAGCCACTAGCGCAAGCGGATCAGGTACTCAGCCGAGACCTCTCCGTCGCCGTCAAAGAACATCAGCCATTGACCTGGCTCACCTGATGCGCCAACGACTTCTTGCGCGAAGCGGTTGCTCGACTCAAGGCTCGGCGAGCACCACGTGGTGATCTTGCCGTCAGCCAAGACGAGTCGCGCCGGCTGATGCCAGTGTCCGAACCAGAGGTAGTCAAACGGAGCAACCGACAGACGCCAGCCGCTCGCTTTCTTTGCGACGCCGTACCACGGCATCCCAAGCCCACCTCTGAACTGGTCGCCGTGAACGATCATCCCGATCTTTCCGCCTGGCAGTTCCAGCGTGTCGTACCAGTGCCGACCGCCAACGGTCAGGCTCTCCTTCCACGTCACGCGCTTCTCT